TTCGAGCAACCGGACGGAAAAGTCGCGATCCGAATCGTTCTCTTCGGCTTCTCGGCGTTCACCGCCCAGCGTTACCCACTATCGGGAGCGATCATCGGCGGAACCGGTCTCGTAACTCCGACCTTCTAATCGTTGCCTAGCTACCTAGTTCGGATCGTTCTTCCTTGAGACGATCCGAACTAGGACTCGGAACTATGAACCAAAATTATCTAAAAGCCCTCGAGCAAGAACTAGCTAGTCTTGTCGCGCGTGGCCTTACTGATCGCGCGAACCAAGTTCGCCAAGAGTTAAGCCGGTTCGGCTCGAACCCTCTCTCGACGGACGGCGGTTCTCCCGTACCGGATCGGCTTGACACCATCGCAAAAACGGAAGCCGTCGCTCCGAAACAAGTAAAGAAAAGTCCAGCAAAAAAAGCGCCTACTAGAAAGCGGTAACACGTGGCAGTCACGAACGGATACACAACGGTCGCCGCGTTCCAAGCTTACGTCGGTATGGATACGATCACCGCGAACGAGACGCTCGTCATCGAACAAGGTATCGAAGCCGCTTCTCGATCCATCGACAAAATGGCAAACCGCCGTTTTTATGCGGACACAAACTTAACCGCTCGCAAATATCGCGCGACCGACTTCTACCGTCTCATCGTCGACGACATATCTTCCGCGACTGGCGTCATCGTAAAACTAGATACCGGCGGCGACGGAAGCTTCGAGACAACACTTACGCAAGGCTCCGACTACATTCTCGACCCGTTAACCTCACCGCAAAAGTCGAGGCCGTTCTACGTCGTAACAATGGTCGGAACGACGCTCTTCCCGTCACCAATAAACCTACGACCCGGCGTCGAAGTTACCGCTCGCTGGGGTTGGTACGAAGGCATACCGCCAGACGACATCGTCGAGGCTTGTTTAATTCTTACATCGGACTACGTGAAAAGAGCTCAGTCGATCGGCGGAGTCGTCGGACTATCCGAACTCGGCGTCGTAAGAATGGGGCCATTAGGCCGCGATATCGGCTCGATCGTTCGCGCTTATCGTCGAGAGATCCTCGCGTAATGACACCGTCCACCGTACGAGACGCAATAAAAACGGCTCTACAAAGTGTCCCGGATCTCCGCTGTTACGACACGATCCCAGACTCTCTAGTCCCTCCCGGCGCGATCGTAGGTATGCTCTCGTTTAACTGGGATCTCGTACTACCGAAAGCGTCCCTCGATCAAGCCTCGATAGATATCTCTGTAATCGTGGGCCGAATGAACGAACGAAGCGCTCAAGACAAACTCGACGCCTACCTCGCTGGAAGCGGATCCGGCTCTATCCGTACCGCACTACAAAACGATCCGACGTTCGGAGGCAGTCTTGCCGGCTCGATATTACAGTCGGCGAACCCGTTATCGGCTACAGTTAGCGGCGTGGAAATGCTCGCGTACCGTTTCCAGATGGAGCTCTACGGATAATGAACAAATACGAAATCGTCTCCGGCAGACTGCCGAACTACGAGCAAGGCTCAATAGTTACCGATCTCCAGCTTCTCGAGGACGGCGTAAACGTCGTCTCTCTTCTTGCCGCTGGACATATAAAACCGTCCACCACTAAAGCACCTAAAAGCGCTAAAGTTTCCGAAGAAGAAGAAGAAAACCCGAAAGGTCTAAACTAATGGCTACCGCGATATTCGTTCCCCGTACCTCTGTCGTAACCGTGAACTCGGTCGACTTATCCGATCAAGTTCAGAGCGCGACCCTTCGCTACGAAGTCGACGCTCTCGTTACTGACACGATCGCAAGTTCGGCGCACTCGTTCGGACAAGGGCTCGAGAACAACTCTTGCTCCATAACCTTTATGATGAGCTACGCCAGCGCGGAGCCTTACGCCACATTAAAGAGCCTCATCGGCACGACGACGACGATCTCGATCAAGCCGGCAAGCGGCGCGGCCTCGGCCACGAATCCGACGCAAACTCTAACCGGGACATTCTTACCCGGTATCGACGTCTACAACGCGTCCGCTGGAGAGCTCTCGACCATTACGTGCGAATGGGTCGGCGGCACTTATAGCGAAGTAACCGCGTAAAGTGTTTCGGATTCGCGTAACCGTCGAGAAACGCGACGGATCAGTCAATACCTACGACGTCTTTCCGACGGCGATATCCGACTTCGAGGAATACGTAAAGATGGGACTCGTCTCCGCGTTCTCCGAAGCCAATTCGAGAATGAGCAACCTTTACTATCTCGCGTGGCTCGCCGAAAAAGATTCCGGAGCAGTCGTCAAAACGTACGAGAACTATAAAAAAGAACTCGCCCACGTAAGCGTAGAGTTCCCAAAAGCCGACGAGTAGACGGGATCGTCGAGACGCTCGTTCTTATGAGCCTCGAGACTGGACAGTCGATCCGCGATCTACTCGATACGCCGCCGATCTTCTTAGACGAACTCTATTATCAACTCGTAAAACGTGCGGAAAGATCTCGACGGAGGGTTAAATAATGGCGATCGAGTTCCGAATCCCAGAGCTCGACGAAGCGTCCCCGGAGTTTCTTCGCGGCGGTTCCGGTAAATACGGATACCGGGTAGGTAAAGACGCGACGACGACGATTAAGTTAACCGGCCTAAAAGAAGTACGAAAAGCCTTAAAACAATACGGGGACGAAACGAAGACGGCCTTTAAGCCGGCGAACCTTGCCGCCGCGAAAGTCGTTATCGAAGCCGCAAACTATACGATCCCAGTCTTAACGGGAACTCTCAAGTCGACTATGCGACCGCTTGCTACTAACAAGTCTGGCAAGGTTCGAGTCGGTAACGCGAAAGTCGAATACGCCGGCCCGATTCACTTCGGCTGGCCTTCCCGACTTATCAAGCCTCAACCGTTTATCTATGAAGCACTCGACCAACGAATCGGACAAGTAATATCGGTCTACAATAACGCGATCGACGAACTCGGAAGAAAGTACGATCTTACTAATGGCTAAACCGATAACCGTCACCGTCGCCGGCAACGCTGGGCCGCTCCGTAAATCATTACAAGGAGCCGACTCCGATCTTGCCAAGTTCGGTAAAGCCGTTTCCGATAACGCCAAAAAACTAGCTCTCGGGTTCGCCGCTATTGGAGCTGGAGCGGTAGCTGGACTCGGAGCCGCCGTCAAAGCCGCCGCCGAAGATCAAAAAGCGCAAGCGTTACTCGCCGACCAATTACGCAAAACGGCAGACGCGACGAGCGCCCAGATTCTCGCGATGGAGCAATTCGTCGACATAACACAAAGAGCGACCGGAGTCGCCGACGACGAGCTTCGTCCGGCTCTGGCGACACTTACTCGAGCGACTGGCGATCTTACGCAAGCGCAAGAACTACTCCAACTCGGACTCGATATCTCCGCCGGCTCTGGAAAGTCTCTCGAAGGAATCTCTCTCGCGCTTGCTAAAGCCACGAACGGAAACCTCGGAGCGTTTACGAAGCTCGGTATTCCGTTAGACGAAAACATTATCAAGACGAAAGACTTCGCCGCCGCTCAAGAAGTGCTCGCCAAACAATTCGGAGGAGCGTCCACGGTCGCGGCTAACACGTTCTCCGGACAGATGAGCCGACTACGAATCGTTATAGGTGAAGCGGTCGAGTCGATCGGTTACGCGATCCTCGAAAATGATTACTTCCAAGACTCGATGGCGAAGTTCCCTAACGCCGTACAAGCCGCGATAGACGCGTTCGGAAAGAAAGGTATTAAAGGATCCCTCGACGCGTTCGTCTCGAATATGGGTATTACCGGCGCATACGTAAAGCTCTTCGGTCTATCCGTTTCGGCTTCGTTCGCCGATATGGCTAACAAAGCGACCCAGTCTCTAAGCCTTATCGGACTCGCCGCGAACCTCGTTCTCGGCGTAATAAACACCGTCGCCGGAACCGAACTACGAGTCGCAAGTCCCGGCGAAACAAAGAAAGCCGCCGACGACGCCCGTATCGCGTTCGAGCTCCAGCAAGGCATAATCCGAAACTTGCAAACAGACTTCGACATAGCACGAAACAAAGAAGCCGCACTCGGAGCCGAAACGAACCGACTTACCGACCTCGCTCGCTCTCTCGGCGTCGAACTCGAAACG